AAAAGAAAAAGCTGTAATTGAAAGGTTTCCGATACAAAACTTTATATTAGGATTAAATGATAATAAAAATTCAGTAGAAGAAATATTAAATATATTAGATGATGTGGAACACACCGAGCCATAAAGAAAAAATAAGAATAATTGCAGATAAATATAATGTTAAAGAAAGTGAAGTAAATGATATAATAATTTATACACTAAGATTTGTACGTGATACTATAAAATGTGGATTTAAGAAATATAATGGAAGTTTTTTATCTATTAAGATAACTCCTTTGGGGACATTTGCAGTTAGTTCATTAAAACTAAAAAATTATTTTAAAAAATATGAGGACTATTCTAAGTGGTTTCATGATGACAGAGAACTTTTGGGACGTAAACCCAAACGTACTAAGTATAACAGACTTTAAAAAGTTCTATGATTCAGATACTTCTAAAAATAAAAATAAAAGTTCTAAAATAATGTGGGCAATAGCAGCATTAGAAGATTTACATTCTGAAAATCCATATAGACATTTAATATATGAAGATAAGTTAAAAGTAATACAAGAAGATATCTTAAAGAAGGAATATAAATTAGAAGATTATCAAGAACTTATAGCAGTATACAAAAAGTTTTGTATGTCTGAAATAGATTTAATGATTTCTACATATAAAAAAAGATTAGAAGATAGAATATCTTTGTTACAAAGTTATGAATACACTATAGAAAATGCAAAATTATTAGATGAATTATTAATAAAAACTAATCAACTTTATATAGAATATAATAAATTAATAGAAATTGCTGAAAAAGAAAGAGTTATAGAAACAAAGAATAAAGGAGGTGGTTTAGAATCTATAAGTGAAGAAGGAATAATATGATAGATCCAGAAAAAATAGAAAGTATATTTCCAGTTATAAAAAATAGAAATAATTTTTTAATTGGAGAATTTCCTACATATCATCCAGAATCTTTAGATTATCTTGAGTTTTGGAAAAGTATAAAAAAAAGATGCATAGAAGGTATGTGGGCTAAAGATGGAGAATATTATAGATATTGTCCAGGTAATTTATTTTTTTATGCAAATCTAGGAACGATCTTACATAGACCAAAACATCTTCCTAAAACTGCTCCTAAGATTAAGATACGTCCAGATTTAAGAGATTTTGAATGGGCTTTTGCATATAACTGGATATGTGCTAGAGGATTTTCTGGATTTGAGTTAGATGATGAATACACATGTTGTGAAGATGTTAATTTACATACAGGAAAATATGATGCAAGCTGTTTTAATAGTAAAGGAGAATTAAAAAAATATATTCCTCAATTACAATATATACGTAAATTATGGGAAGGACCTAAAGGAAAACCATTATATAAGAATGAGGCTAAAAATTTAATGTTATTAGGTGCTCGTGGTGGTGGTAAATCTTGGTTTACTGCAGTAGCTATAATATTACATGAATTCTTATTTGATGGAGCTAGAGAATATACTGATGAAACTATAAAATATCCTGGATCTGCTGAAATATTTGTAGGTAGTGGTTTAGCTGGTAAATCTTCTGAGTTATTAGCTAAAGTACAATTAGCTTTTGAAAATCTTCTAGGACAATATATATATTCTGATGGAAAAATAAAACCTTCTCCATTATACAAACATACAAGTGGATCATTAAAACCAAATAATCTTAATTCTCCTTTTAGACATGAATATAAGAAAAAAATTGGTAATGATTGGAAGTTGTATGGTACAAAAAGTAAGATATTACATGGTGTATTTACTATGGAAAATCCAGAAGTTGCTGCTGGTAATAGACCTGGAACTATTGTAATAGAAGAAGTAGCATTAACTCCAAATATAACAGCTATACATGGTAGTAATACAGCAGCTCAATTAGTAGATAGTACTAAATTTGGAAGTTCTTTATATATAGGTACAGCAGGAAATATTTATAAAATAATAGAATCTGAGATTATATTTAAAGATCCACATAGTTTTGATATGTTATCTTTTACAAATGATGATAATACCGAAACTTGTTGGTTCGTACCAGCTTATTTTACTAATAATGATTTTAAAGATGAAAATGGAAATACAAAACAAGAAGAAGCTTATAATTATTATGTAGAAAGAAGAAATAAGCTTAAAAAAGATAAAATCAATAAATCAGCTTTAGACTATGAGATGTTAAATTATCCATTAATATATACTGAGATGTTTGTACGTTCTGGTGATAATAGATTTCCCATATCAGAATTAAGACATACTTACAGTATATTAAGTACACGAAAAGATATATTAGATAGTTCAATAAAAGGGTTTTTTGAAATAGATGAAAAAGGAAATGTGTATTATAAACAAGAAGATGTAGAACCTGTAAGAGAATTTCCATTTAGAGGAAATGAAAATATAAATGGATGTGGTGAAATGTTTGAACCAGTAGTTAAAAATGCTAATGGTGATGTTCCTTTATATACTTATATAGGTGGATTTGACCCAGTAGATGATGATGGTAATTATAATTATAAAAACTCTTTACAATCTTTTTTTGTATTTAACACAATAACACGAAGAATAGTATTCGAATATACAGGACGTACGAGATTAGCAGAAGAATTTTATGAACAAGTTAGAAGAGCTGCTTTATATTACAATGCAGTTGTATGTTATGAAAATCAGAAAAAAGGTTTTTATGGATATATGACAAAAATGAATTCTTTACATTTATTAGCAGATACTCCAGAAATATTAAAAGATAATGGTTTAATATCTTCTATTGGTATGATAGGTAATAAATCTAAAGGAATACATTCTAATATAAGAACTAATAGTTGGGGTATTGATTTACAAATATCTTGGATGTTAGAACAAGCTTATAATAAGGAAGAAGGTATAAGAAATGTAGATTTAATAAGAAGTGTTGGGTATATTAAAGAATGTTTATTATATGCACCTCCGAATTCTGATAAACGGGTAAATACAGATAGAATAAGTTCTATGAATATGTTAATGATTTTTGCAGAAGAAATAAATAAAATAACTACTAATCTTAGAAATCCAGATAAAAAATCTGAAATAGATATATTTAAACAACATTATGATAAAGCTTTTGGTAAAAAAAGATCTAAAATAAATTTATATAGATTATGACAACATTTCCACGACAAAAAATTAGTGCATCTTTAAAGAATAAAAAGTTTTTTAAAGATTGTGCGGATGCAGCTATAGAGTTATGTCAATTTGATTATGATGGAACTCCACGTATGTCTTTAAACGATAAATTGATAATAGCAAAATTATATCATGGTGAGATAGACCAAGAAGATCTTAGAAATTTTGCTGAATTTAATAATTACGAAACAGATATAAAAGATGTTAGAATACAGCATTTTCCAATAATAAAACCACGTATAAATTTATTAATAGGAGAATCTATAAAACGTAAAAAGAAATTCTTAGTACGTGCTATAAATGAGTCTGCTATAACTAAAAAAGAAGACACAATACATAAAATGTTTAATAAGGCTATGGAGGAATTTGTAGATTTAAGTAAATCTCTTCCAGATAAACGAGATGTAGATAATTTTGTAGCTAAATTTATGAAGTTTAAAAATTATGAATCACAAGATATATTAGAAGTTGTGATGTATCATTTATTAAATTTCTATATTAAACAACTAAATATATATGAACAAGCTTCACTTGGTTTTGCAGATGTTTTAAAATATGGTGAAGAAATATATTGTATAGAAAGTATAGGTAATAAGCCTGTGTATAGAAAATGTAATCCATTTTCAATAAAAGTGTTTGGATTAGGAGGTAGTAATCGTATAGAAGATGCTAGTATAATTGTAGAAGATAATTATATGCCTTTATCACAAGTTATAGATAGATATTATGAATATCTTACTCCAGCACAAATAGATAAATTGGAAAAAGATAATAATATGAATTTACAAGGACAATCTGCAGGAGATTTTCAAAGAACTTATCCTAATTTTCGATTTGATGAACTTTTTGATGTAGGTAATGGTTTTTGGGGAGCATTTAATGGTAATTATAATAATAATGGAGAAGTACGTGTTACACGTGTAGTATTTAAAGGATTTGAAAAACTTGGTAAAAGATATTATATAAATGAAGATGGTGTAAGAAAATTTGAAGTTGTAAGTGAATTTTACAAACCAAATAAAGATATAGGAGAAAAAGTAGATTATTATTGGGTAAATAGATGGTATGAAGTAACAAGAATAAGAGATGATATATATGTAAAAATGGAAGCTAGAGATGTTCCTATGATAAAAAGTAATGGTTATATAACTAATGGTTCTGGATATGTAGGTACAATATATACGGATAATAATGAAAAAGCTACTTCTATGTATAGTGAATTAAAAAATTATGAATATCTTTATTCTATATTATTAAGAGATTTAAAAAAAGCCATTAAAAAGTTTAAAGCTCCTATGATAGAAGTAGATTTAGCCAAAGTTCCTGATTCTTTTACACTAGATGAATGGTTTGATTATGCTGATGAAGAAGGTTATATTATAGTAGATAGTTTTAAAGAAAGTAATAAAGGTTTATCACAAGGTAAATTAGCTGGTAGTTTTAATACTACTGGTAAAATATATAATCCAGATATAGGAAATTATATACAACATATAATATTATTTTTAAATTTTATAGAAAGACAGGTAGCTTATTCTTCTGGTGTAAGTGACCAAAGATTAGGTCAAATAACTCATACTGAAACTGTTGGAGGTATAGAAAGATCTGTTACTCAAAGTTCACATATTACTGAACCATTATTTAATACTCATATGCAGACTATATTAAGAACGATACAAGTATTATTAGATACTACTGTTCAATGTGCTAGGAATGATCCTTCTATATTACAATATATAAGTGATGAAGCTGCTAATTATATAATAAATTTAAATGATGAACAATTATCTGTATCAGATTTTGGGATATTTGTTACTGACGAAGATGAAGATAAAGAAGATTTAAACTCGTTAAAAAGATTAACTTTAGAATTTGGTTCTAAAATAAACATGAATGTTAAAAACATGATGCAGATATTAACCTCAAAATCTTTTGCAGAAATTAGAAATATAGCTATTGAAGAAGATATTAATATGAGAGAACAAACTGCTGCTATGGCACAACAGCAACAGGATCAAGC